TTCGTGCCAGTGCGGGGTGGCGTGTACTAAAACCAATGCCGGCTTGCCCAGCGCTCCAGCTAGGTGGTAAACCGCTGTCGGCACGCAGACGACGGCATCCAGGCAGTCGACTAAAGCCGCCGTGTCTTCGTAGTCCGCGCTCTGCGTACCCCACGAATAATCGAATATCTTAATGCCGGTTTCGCGCTCAAACATTCCAATCTCGTCGCTTTTATCCTTGTATTCTAAGGATATCCAATCGAATGGCATTTCTAGCAAGGGCTTTAAGTCCTGCAAGCGCAGACTTCTATCGCGCCATCCGGCCGAGCCGGTCGAGCCGCCCGTCCAGGCAATGCCTATTTTCGGCTTACTCCCGCGGGAGTTAAGCAGTCCACGCCATTGCAGTATTTTTTCCGGCAGCGGATCTAAGTAACGGCCGCGTGGCTTTATTTCCGCCCATTGCATCGCCGTCGCCATGCTGGCCTGGTAATCGCTTTTCAATGCCCAGTCGAAGCGCTTCAGGTGCCAATCGCCGTGGACTTCGGAATGCGGGAAAGCGCGCTGGAATAATTTCTTTAGTTTAGCGACGCAGTTGATCTGCGCGGGGCGGACAGGCATCGCAGACATAAAGGCAATTTGATCTCCTATGCCCTGATCTCCGTATATTAGTATTCGCCCCTCCTGCCCTTCCCACTCGGGCGCGCCATAATCATGTTTCGGGCGCATCCCGTGGTGGCCGATCTGAAACTTGTAGTGATACCAGCCCTCTTTCCACAGCCTTTGGTGGAGCGCCGAAGTGGCTATGGCGATGTGCGCTTGACTGTGATCTTCGATTTCAAGGCTCTTGCGCCCCCAGTATTCGGCTTTTTTAAAATTAAGCGCCTGTGAATACGCATTAGCCAGCAGTCGATAAACAACCGCTTTTTCTCTCTCCGTCTGATTTTTCGGCATCGCTTTTAAAGCGGCCTTGAGCGTTTTTGTGGCCGGCTTCTGTAGGTTGGCCTCGATTGCGCCCAGCATGAGCAGGGTGCGCCAGTTTCGGGCCTTCTGGACGGCACATAGGGCAATCGGATAGGCAAATGGCCCGCGATCTGTGTCCATTAAAAGGCGGCACAAAACCTCCCACGCCTCGACATCATCCGGCTGCTCATGCAATCGCTCGAGGAGGCAGGTGGAGGCAAACCCCTCATCGTGATGATTTAGTGCCGTCCTGGCGTCTTCAACAAGCTCAGACACGGCCCGTCCCTGTCCGCAGATAGGCCCAATCACGATCGTTAAGCAGCTTTTTGACTGCGGGCCAGTCGTTTTTATTGAAGATGTCGACTTTTAATTCTTTCTTCCACCGCAGCATCACCGCATTCGGAATCGAGGCGATGTGCCACCAACTCGCTTTGATGCCCTGCTGCGAGTGCTCATTCAAGCCTTTGCCGCCGCTGCCGCAATGCCTGATGGCTTTATTGCTTTCCAGCAACGACTCGACATCCTGAATCTCGGCGATCGTCGTCTCTTTTGTCAGGTGATCGTAGTCGTGCCAGACCGCCGTTTTGGTGTCGGAGTCGTAATCAATAAGCCGCTTCATGTGTGACGCTTTGATCCGCTGGAAAAAGTCGCGTGCTTCGGCATTTGCGATGTGCCGCCCTTTGTAAAGTTGCCAATTCCTTTCATGCGTTGGCTTCTGTTACTGGAGAAATTTGAGCCGCCTGTCATGCTGCTCTTTTTCTTCGGGTTGCTTGATTTGCCATATCCTTTCATTTCAATTTCCTCTTGAAAAGAGGGGCGGGTTTCCCCGCCCCTAACAAAGCACCGGGGGAGATGCTTACGCGGTGGTTGTCGTGTAAATCTTACCGGACGCGGCCTCGTTTAAGGAGGCCAGAGTGTACTCGGCAAGTAACATCCGTCGATCTGAATCACCAGTCTTGCTCAGCTTGGTGGTCTGAATCGGGCGGAGGTAACAAACGGCCCAGTATTCCATATCCAAGGCGAATGCTGTCGCCGCCGGCTGGAATCTATTAGCCACGATCTGGTGCTGACCAAAATCGCTGACATAGACATCCGCGGCACCGATAATCGAGCCGGGAGACATTGGGCCGGAGGGCTGTGCATCTCTGTACAGCGTGCCTATTCCACTGAATCCAGACGCTTCTTGTTTATTGAATGACCCGCACATGATAACCCCGGGCGAGCCACCGTTGTCCCAGCACTTCTTAACGACAGACTGGAGATTGGCTTCCACGAATGTGGCTGCCGTCCCCGCAGTCGGATCAGTCGCCGGAGCGCCGGAGGTAGTCGCTGGAGTTGTCGCACTCGCGCCCTGCTGTACCTGGTTGCTGGACAGCCACGCACCCAAACCTGCTAGATTTCGTGCTGTAGCTGCGCCGCCAGCCGATGCAGCCTGGTTGCCGCAAAGTGCCGTCTCCATGTCACGCTTCAACTCTCGGCCACGCTTTGAGATCTGGTAAGAAAGCTCGTTAGCGCGCCCGGCCGTGTTAACAGCCTCAAGCGTCCCGGTGACACGCGGCACCTTGGTGGAGATTTGCGTGTAGTTGCCGAGCCGAGAAGTTGCCGACGCCGTATTGGTGGTGGCGTCATCTCCTTCTATAACGGCATTGTTGGCGGCGGCGGCGAGCGAGTCAGTCTGCCATTCGTACAAAGTCATCGTCGCCGAATCGCGCCGAGCGTTGGTTAGGAATGGCGTGTCCATAGGGGATATATCGAATATTACGTCCGACAAATCCTCTCGCTCACCGACCGCAGCATAAGTCTGATATGAGCCAGTTGGTACGGCCATATGCTTATCCTCCTAATCGATGTGTAATCAATGCAGCGGCGTCATCTATCGAGCCTGACTTCTTCAATTTAGCCCGCATCTTGACCTCTGCATCCTTCTTGGTTGCATTCTTAGACCGTTTGGCTCCCGGTGTGAGAATCTTTTTGCCTAATTTCACAACCTTTTTCGTCGCAGCTTTCCCGGAGGATTGCATGGCATCGTATTTCATCGCCTTGCGAGCTAACACAATGGCGCGATGATCGTATGCCTCATCAATTTCCTGCTGGTTATAGCCGCTATCCAGGAGGTACTCACGCAGCGGTGCTTGCTCGGCTTGCATCACGTTTTCGTCCTTCCATTCCGGCACTTTTGCGATCATCGATCGACGCTCTCGCTCGATGACTTCTGACAGTTGTGCTTGAAATTCTTGCTGTTTCATAGCCTGATCTTGATCCCACTTTGCAGCCGCCTGATTCCGCATACCAGTTAGCATCCTCTGGCGATCTTCAAAGTCCTTCTGGCGAATGAGATACTCAGTTTGGTTGCTCGCCTTGAGTTGCCCCCAATCCACCTTGGAATATTCTGCACTCAGTTGCTGCTCGACAGAATTTAAGAGACTAGCCGACTCGGCAACAGCTTTCTCTTTGTGCGCTTCAAACTGCTGCTTCTCCGCTTGCAGCGCGTCTCTTAAATCCTGCGCCTCTTGCGTAAGGCGATCTGCTTTCAACGAATTGTGATAACCGTCCTTCCATTCCCCGATCGAGACATCCTGGCGCTCGCCGTGGGCGTCCGTGATCGGAAGTTTGAGATTGTAGAGATCGGACATCTCGATGCCGAGATGATCGGCAAGCTCGGAGAATGTCTCTAACGCGACCTCTTCGACTTCACCCTCTCCTTCAGAACTCTCTACTTCGGGAGTCGCTTTCTCTGCTTCTTCAGGGGATTCCTCTCTAGCCTCTACTGGTGTCTCAGCCTCAACCGGCGCTTCGGCAGGGGCTTCGGCCGGCGCTTCGGCAACAGCTTCGGCAGGAGCTTCGGGAGGGGCTTCAGGAGGGGCCAATGCAGCAGAAATACGCTCCTCGATAGTCGCTTGTGCCTCAGCCATTTTTCTCCTCCAGTTGAATTTCCGCCATCTCGCCAGTCTTCATAACAGTTTCGATATGATCAAAAACAGCATTTGCTGCAATGAGCATTTGATAGATCGTCTCCCTTTCATCGCCCTGCGTCATTGCGGTAGTTTGCCACGCCTCGCTCAATCCGTCAGTAATTGTCTGTTTTGCCTCTTGCCATAGGGGGCTGTCAAGAATGATTTTAGCCTGATGGCCTCTTTCCCGCTCCTTGATTCTGGCGTGATCATCCAATTTGCGTCACCAGCCCAGATCCATCCCGCAAGACGGCCTGATCTCCGATTTGTATTACAAGCCCTTGCGCATCCCGCTGTATAACCCGCGGGGCGGGGGTTGCCAGGGCATCGAGCCGCTGGCTCAACTCCTGATTCTGGGCGACTAGCTGCGCGATCCATTCACGCATTTCACTCAAATCTACAGGCTCGGACTGGCTTTGCATCAGCTTTGTGACGTTATCGACCTGATTCTTATAGAGATCGATTTCCTGATCTCTTTCGGCCTTGACCGACTGAAGCTCTATTTCTAGGCGTTTCAACTCGTTTTCCGTTTCCTGTTTGTCCATCTGGATCTCAAGGCTCGCCACCTTCTGCTCGGAATCCGTCTCTCTCTGGAGTGAAACAAGCTGCGCTCTCATTGTCTCGATCTCGATCTTCAACGTCTGCTCCTGGCCCTTCAAGTCCTGCTCGCGCATCTTCATCTGCATATCCATCTGCATTTTCTGGGCGTCGAGCTGATTCTTCTGGACTTTGCTCTCCGCATCCATCATCAGGGCTTTAGCGTGCGTCATCGCTAACTCGGCTTGAGCATCAGGCTGTGGCTGCGGCGGCGGTACGGTACGGGGATCGGTGAAGTAGGCGCTCGGCTCAAGTCCGAAGGCGTCCACCATATCCGCAAGAGACTGATAAACCTGATGCGGCTGGATGATCATGCCCATGCCGCCTTGCTGAATCTGCTCGTTTTGTTTCTTCATGATCGTATCCAGCGCAACCATCCTCCGCTCCCTGGATACCGTCCCCACCCCAACGGTGACCGTCGTATTCTGCCTTTCGCGCCATTCCGATGGGTTGATAGCGGCAAACTTGCCGGCAATATTGACGATCATCTGACGATCTTGGTGCGTCATCAGGAGCTTGTGGATAATTCTAAAGACATCCCTGAATCCAACCTCGGCGATGATTCTGGCGATCAATTCGATCTTCATCCGCGCCGCATCGAAAGCTAATGCCGCGACGCCGGTATTCACATTCGCCAGGGCATTCTTATCTAACCCGGCAACTTCATCGCCAACGCCTGTGCGCTGTTTCCTGATGTCGTCGAGATACTCCATCATCGAGTACGCTTCAGGCGGCAGATTATTGTGCGGGATGGGCATGATGTACTGGTTGGCTGGCCCGTCGCCCTTGTACCTCACGACGCCGCCGGGGCGGGAAGTCAGCAAGTCATCCAGATTAACCTTCGTGTCGTTGACTGCGGTGCGGGAATTATTCGCCAGGTAGGTGTTATCGAGCATCGATCGCAGCAACGCCGATTTGATTTTCTGGAGATCCATTGTCAAATCAGCCATCGACAGGCCGTAGAATTTGTGCGGCATCAAGATCGGAGCCACGCAAGCAAACGGCATGAAGTCTACTTCATCTATGCTCAACAACCGCGCCGAGGATGCCGTGTAATGTCCTCCGGCCAGCGTCACTCGTAGAAGCTCGGCAATATCATCGCCATCCCGATCGATGCGGACGTAACACTCCGAAATCCAGTACATCCGCATGGATTCCTCGGAGGCGAAATCATACGGCTCCTGCTCGTCCGTCTGGTTTCTTCTAGCTAATTCCTCGGCCGTCTGGACGTCATCGTCATGCGGCAGCGTCCTGATCACATCAGGCTCATAGCCCATCTGGATCAACTCAGAAAAGGACTTCTGTGTCCGGTGATAGCAGAAATTGACATCCTCGACATAAGGACTGCGGGCATACCTGGCTATGCCGAATTCCTCCGGCGGCACTGGCTCTATTCGGATCTGCCCACGCAGCTTCGTCGTCTTAAACGAGATGTTGAGGCCTTCTTGAGTCTCCTCGAATGCCAGGATCTCGCGCTCGACAGACGGATCATTCAGCAACTCGCCGAGTTGAGTCTCGTCGAGCCCTTCATATTCCTCTTTCGATTCCTCGTCAGCGTCATCCCACCATATCTTTAAGATGCCCGTTTTAGATAACAGCGCGTCCTTCAGCATCGTGTAGGTGTTATAAAACCCGCGATTCTGCTTCCAATAGACGTAATTGCACACCTCTGTCTCTGTCTTAGCCTGATCAATATCATCCTCGCCGACCGGCTCAAACTCCACCATGTTGTCGGTGTCTGTGAAGATCCGCGTCAGCGATGGCAATATCCATTCGACAGTTTCCATAACCTCGCGGGTGACGACCTGAGAGCGGCCTTCGGTTTCATTCCCGTAAGGCTCCCCGTAGTAATAATCGAGAGCTTCGGATCTCGCGCTGCTAATCTCTCCCCCGGCAGATCCGGCAGAGGCATCTATCTGCCCGCGGCAAATAGCTGCAATTTGATCGTCAGATACGGGTTGTGATTTTTCTGCCAT